CATATCATGAGAAATGGATTGGATCCGTATCATTTCAAGTTATTTGAGTATCATGCCAAGAACAAGAAGGCGAAGACACCCGATTGGTGGACGCCACATGTCATGTCTCTTAATGGGTCCGACTAGTATATATATCACAACAAAAACGTGTGACTATGTCATTGTTGGTTTTGTGTTTGAATAAAATAAAGAAATTTCTTGAGAAATGCCGCGATATCCTCCTAGGGGTAGAGTTCCAGTGCGTATGGCGGCAGCGACCGCCGTCAGAGTAGGTAATTGGAAACATGTAGTTAGGGCATCTAGGGCCCGTAGAGCATTTAATCGTAGAATGGGACTGTCTCAAAATGTGAGATCCCTCAATAGGCAAGTCAGTCATTTGAACAAAATGATAGAGACTAAGGAATATACCTGGAAAACCAGTGCAAATGTGGCAATGCCGCATAATAATATTACCATAGTACAGCAACAATCAGGTGGTGATCTGAATGTATTTAGGAGTTCAAATTCAACAGATGATCCCATGGGAGTCGGTGGATCACGTATTGGTGATAGCATAAAATTGAAGGGTGTAGCTATAGTAGGATTCTTTGAGAATTCATTATCGAGACCAAAGGTGTTTTACCGTGTAATGATGATCCGGTGTGCCAAAGGAGATACGATAAGTCGTGCTACGTTATTTCGTGGATGTGCTGATAACAAAATGATCGATCAGATTAATACTGAAAGATTTAGCATTATTAAGCAGAAAGTTTTTACTATTGCTGCTAGTGGTGCTCAACCTGCTCAGGCAGTAAATGCATCTGGTGAACCTGATCCTAATGCTACTAGAGGTGGAATTGCTACCCGTAGGTTTAAGATGTGGATTCCAGGCTATAAGTTTCGTCGTGGTGGTATTATTCAGTATGAAAACAATAGTCAGACCCAAGTTAAATTCTTTGATTATAGGTTAGTGATTTTAGTCTATGATTGGTATGGAACGCCCCAGGATGTGAATAATGTAGGTAGGATCAACGAACTCTATAGTAAGGTATATTTGCAAGATGCCTAATCGCCGCCCACCGGAGTGTTAGCATCGCGTAGCGATGATCATGCCCCGCCGCCCGCCGCCAACTACCACCCCCCGACCGACGAAGTCGCCGCACCGGCGTACAGTACATTCCTCTTCCCCATAGAAATGGTCCGTTCCCTACGATGTGAATAAAGTATATATGTGGAAAATTTTTATTGAGTTAGACGAAATAAAAATTTTATGTTAGACAGTAACGTGACCGAAATCGGTCAGGTCGGTGAGAGTGAGTCTACTTATGACTCACTCACAGAACTACCGACCGACCGACCACCGGAGGGAGGCATCGGTAGTGATTTGATTCATTACTATGCATACAGGGTCACTGTGCCACATGTCGATAAATTTAAGTTAGAAAATCTTGTGGCAAAATATTCGAAGCGATTTATCATGGCATTGCATAATGCGGAAGTCGCCAGCGAGGATAAGGGTGAACACGCCGAACATATCCATTTGGCCATATTAGGTATGGATCAGAAAAAAGTCGACGCCATGAAGAAGGCCGTAGTAAAAGAATTCGGTCGTGGTGGTAACGGTCTCCATAGTGGAAAATTCATGGACAATACGGTGTACAAGGCAATCCAGTATTTTAAACATGATGAAAATGTGGAATTTATGTTCCGTGGTTCGTGGCAAGAAATCATTGATGCCGCCCCGGAATGGGAGAAGAAAGACGAGAAAATTGCCAAGGGACAGCCGAAACCGGAGAAAATGGCATTTCCTACTGTGACTCCGTTCAATGTGGTTAAGCAGGCATTAAAATGGAAAAGATTGCATGATCTTCCGTTTACGAATTTGGGTCAAGTATGTGAACATATGACGAGAGTCGGTAATTGGCAGCCGGACAAACATATCATGAGAAATGGATTGGATCCGTATCATTTCAAGTTATTTGAGTATCATGCCAAGAACAAGAAGGCGAAGACACCCGATTGGTGGACGCCACATGTCATGTCTCTTAATGGGTCCG